CATTTTTAACCGCAGTAACGTCGTTACGAGTTTCTTTGCACAGTTTTGTTAAATCTTGGCAAGCCTTACGAACACGGGTACCGGCTGCACCGACTTCCTTGTCATAAAACTTTTCGAAGTCTGCTTCCATTGCTTCGACGATTGCTGTGAATTCTGCGTATTTGTTTGTAGCCATTTGTTTATTCCTTTATGTTAGTACAGAGTACTTATGCACACTGTACAAGGTTAAGAAATAAATGTCTAGTTAATTGGCAATAACGTTTGGCGAACCAGCGGTAATTGCTCCGCCATCAGTTGAATCACCCAGGCGAGCAACTCCAATTCCGCCAACAAACACATTACCCGAACCTACGTTAATAACAGCTCCGTGTGGCACACAACTTCGGCCAGCTTTAATGGTGTGGGCGGCAGTTGGATTGCCAATGCATTCTATTGCAATTCCGTTAGCAAATACTTTAGCACCAGCACCGGTAGGCCCAGTCACGGTTGTTGTTCCGTCACATCCGTGGCCTGTAGTTGTTGGATCACCGTTTCTTGCTATGGCTGGCATGCAAATATTTATGCCAATGCGATGCCTGTTGTGGACTCGAGGAACTGTTTGGCAAATTGTTCATCGGTTGCTTCTGCAACCGTTACTGTTGACTTTTGTAGTTTGACATCTGCATTTGGACTAACGGTAAACAAGTATGGCATTAGGCCTGGGCCTTTGGCGCCCATTGCAATAACCATGGGTTTGCTTAGTTTATAATAAACCGTACCATCTTCTACCAATTTGGCAACAATCTCTTCTCCACTTGTTAGTTTGAGTGTGATGACTTCGCCTTCTGCTACGCCTTTTGAAATTAACATGTTATACCTTTTCTAAATGTTGTTTGAGTTCTGTGAACCCGCCTATTAATTTATCGTCTAAGAATATTTGTGGCACAGTTCTGGCATTGGGCACAGCTTCTAATAATTCTTCTTTGCTATATCCGTCGCCGATTTTCTTCTCTTCAAATTGAATACCCTTTTGGGTTAATAATGCCTTTGCTTGGTCGCAGTAAGGACAATGGTACTTGCTCCATACAGTTGCTTTCATGTTATTTCCTTATAGTGCTGGTAGTGCATCATAATCCAACGTTTCGCTCATAATGCCGATGACATAATTTGTTGATTCATTTTCTTGTAATGCTGTTTGTTTTTTACTTGTGTCTGTATGCTTATTAAACCACGGAATAGGTGTTGACTTAGGGGCAGATGCTTGATACTTGATTCCAATATCTTTCAATGCACCTACTGCTGTAAAATCTACAAAGTCTTTGAGAATGTTTGCATTCAGTCCAATAACTGGACCTTTGTTAAACAGATAGTCTGCCCAACCTTTCTCTTCACGTATCACATCCATGTACAATGCATACACTTCTGCTTCACACTCTTGTTTGGCTTCAGCAAACCTAGGGTCTTCTTTGATTACTTGATTGATCAAGTAGGCTGTCCAACCTTTGTGTAGCAATTCATCTTGTAGTATCAAACTGATGATGTTGCCGTTGCCCATGAAGATCTTGTTCTCTACCATGGCCAATGAGGTTGCAAACGACACCATGAAGCGGAATGCTTCTAGAGCATAGCTGGCATGCAGAGCCATCCAGATTGCTCGGATATATTCTTTTTCTGGAATGGTTTCACCCATTTGTTTACGGCAGTTGACCATGTGTAATGCTTCATAGTAGTTGCCCACACTGCTTGCCATGTCTACAATTTCTTTGGTGTCATGGATTGTGTTGAACACATCCTTGGGCACATTGTAGATGTTACGAATGATGTGACTGTAGCTCTTTGAGTGAATATTAGTTTCAAAGAATGTCCAGTTGTACACCAAGGCTTCCAGTTCAGGCAAACTGATTACTGGCATAAAGATCTGGCTTGGTCCACGGCCTTGTAAACTGTCTAATGCTGTTTGACGTAGCAAGTTTGATGTAAAGATGTGCTTGACTGCTTCGCTGGCATCTTTAAAATCATTTGAATCTTTGGTAAGACTGATCTCTTCCGGTTGCCAAAAGAAACCACGTGCTGTTGCTTCAAAGTCTGCAATCTTCTTGTACTTGACTTCTTCAAATCTTTGTATGGTAACTGGGCCTGCTGGATCCAGAAACATCTTGCGATTAAGATAGTCTGTCTTTGTGTTTAAGTTGTATTGTGCTTTGCTCATTTTAATATTTTCCTGATGCAAGTACTATCTTGCAAATGTGTTCTAATCTTTCTATGTGCTCATAGGCACGCCATGGACTTGTATCAATAGCTACCACTCCGTGACCCTTAATGCCCACAATGTCGTAGGCAATATTTCCAGCATTGTCCAATTGTAACTGCTGGTGACACTGGTCCGCAAGCTCTTGGCTAATAGGAGGTACATCACCTACGTTTGGTGCTACTCGGGTATAACGATTGAGCTCTGGAAAAGCTGTACTGATAGTACTCAAATCAATTCCAGCATGCATGGCTGCAATACAGTAAGTAGGATGAACGTGTACAACTACTCGAACTTCACCTGTATGCTGTCCCATTTCTTTTTGTAAGCCAAAGTGTAAGGGCAGTTCGCCGCTGGGCTTTAAGTTGGCACTGATCTCAGTGTACTCTAACTCTTTGATTGCATGATACAGTCGAGGGGGTTGATCATAGTAGCCTTTCTCAATGCCAATCTTTTTGAACTGATCTGGTTGTAGTGTTTGTTTACGCACACCGCTGGGTGTGATGTAAAAGTGGTCACGGTCGTGGTGACGAATACTTACATTGCCATCACGACTGGTAATCCAATTACGCTTGTAAGCGTCTACCATTATATCACATATAGTTTCTAACATTATATTGTGCTCGGAACACGCTGGACCGGAAAGTCTAGTTGTGTGTTAAACGAAATACTAATACGCTCTTCGGCTGAATCATGTGGTTTTACCCCATGAGGAAGCCACGATGGAAATATGACTAGCATTTTTTCAGAAGGATATAGTTGCATTTCGGTAATGCTTGCATCTGTATTATGTTGTGACATTATGCATCCATAAAACCAGTTTTCTAAATCAAATGCTCTTGAAATATATATTGGGCCACTATTAACGGGTGCCTTAATATAAAATGCTCCTGATAACACACCTCCATGAGAATGCAATTTATTTGTATTGCCAACACCATTAATGTTTATCCATATATTAGAAAACTTAATTTTTGCTGGTGAACCTAAATCTTTCATGCAGTCGTTCATGTTATCGAGTATAATATCTAGGATAGGTTTTAAAGGAGTATCTCTCAATTGGTCGTAATAATAATCTTTACTTTGCCAGCCGCCTTCATTTGACGCGATCTTACCACGATTGTCATTTTGGTCGGCCATACAAAAACTATGTGCATTGGCTATTTGTTCGTTGGTGACTCTGTCTAGTATTTCAGTCCAGACTGGCGTATAAAACATTTTATTTAGATTCATATTACCTTATTAGAGTTTACACGATTCACAGTCTTCTTCGTCGTCGAAGTTGATTGGTTCTAACATAGTTGGTGCATCTTCGGCCGCTGCCTTACTACCTTGCTTGTTAATCAAACTATAGTAGAATGTTTTCAGTCCCCACATGTGTGCCTGCATCAAGTTCTTGGCAATCAATGTTGTGGGCACCTTACGTCCTTCAAAGTGTGCTGGATTGTAAAATGTGTTTGTGCTGATACTTTGATCAACATAGGCAGCAATAACAGCCGCTGTTTTCAAATAACCATCACAGTCTTTCTGTTCCCACATCATTTGATATTTGTTCTTCAATCTGTGGTATTCGGGCACAACTTGCACAAATGATCCTGCTTTACTTTCTTTAACACTGATCAAACTCATAGGCATCTCAATACCATTGGTGCTGTTGATAACAACACTGCTGGACTCAACAGGAGCAACAGCCATAAGGGTTGCATTACGCACCCCATACTGTTTCATGTTAGCACGAAGTGTTTCCCAATCAAGCTCTGGAGTAAAGTCTGCTAGTTCATTAACACCCCTGGCACGTAGTTCCCAAGGAAAGATTCCTTTGCCGTATCGTGTGTGTTCACTGTGGGTGCAAGGTCCACGCTCTTTAGCAAGTTCAACTGTTGCTTCCGTTAGATAAAATGCAAGATGTTCCATCCAAGATTTAACTTCTTGTAAAGCATCTTTGTCGCCATACTTTAAGCCACGTTTGGCATGCCAGTAAGCAAGATTAGTAATGCCAATACCTAGTGGTTGTATTTCGTCATTGCTTAACTTACTTTGGATGCTTAGGAAGTCTTGGTAATCTAAAATGTTGCAAAGGCTACGTTGTAATATACGGCAAGCACGGCGCATGTCTTCCGGATTACGACAAGCACCCCAGTTGATTGATCCCAGTGTACATAACGCTATGCGACCTTCAGCATCATCCAGACGTTTGAAAGATTTTGTGGGTAATAGGATCTCGCAACACAAATTGCTTTGATAAATTGTATGGTACTCTGGGTCGAACGGACCCTGGTTCATCACATTGTCAATGAACACTAGATAGATACGTCCTGTATCAGTACGCTCTTTCAGTATGCCCGACTTGAATACTTCTTCAGCACTCATGGTCTTCTTACGTAGTCCGGATTGCTTCTCGTATTTTACGTACAGCTCTTCGAACAATGCAGTGTTCTTGTAAAATGCTTCATACAAGTCTGGAACTTCGTTAGGATCAAAGAATGTTATGTCTTCCTTGTTCTTAAAGCGTCTCCAAAAGAAAGCACTTAGTACAACTCCATAGTCCATGTGCCTTACCCTTGTTTCCTCAGTTCCTTGATTATTCTTAAGAACGATGAGATCGTCAAACTGATGGTGCCAAATAGGATAAAAAACTGTCGCGCTCGCATTACGGATCCCTCCTTGGGAACAACTACGTAAATCACCGAACCATTTCTTTAAGAATGGTATCATACCAGTGTGCATGATTTCGCCACCGCGAATCGGGGAGCCCAATGGGCGTAGTCGACCGATTTCCAATCCGATCCCCGCACGTTTACTGGCATACTTGGCCATCATTTCCCCAGAGGCAAAAATAGAGTCCAAATCATCATCGCTACGAATAAGAACACAGCTACTAAACTGTTTGGTAGGAGTACCAAGGCCAGCGAGTACAGGAGTAGCAAGAGTAAAAAGACCATCACTGGCAGCGTTGTAATACTCTTTGATATAACGCATACGTGCTGAGTTAGGTTCTTCTTTATGGAACACAGTTGCGGCTGCAACCATGTAACGAATTTGTGGAGTTTCATATGTCTCTTTAGTAGCTCTGTTCTTTACAAGGTACTTTTCAATCAACTGCTCGATTGCCGCATAACCATACAGCTCATCTTTGCTATGGTCCAGCATGTCGTTCATTCGATTCCAATCATCTTCACTGTACCATTCAAGTAGCTCAGGAGTGTACAATCCAGTTGCAACATTTTTCTTTACTATCGAATATAAATGCGGAACAGGATAACTGCCATACACATCTTTACGCAACATGCTAAGGCGTTGCTTGCCTGCCACGTATTGATAATTTACATGTCCAAGGTCTGGATTTGTTTCCACGTCGATTAAATCTACGATGGCCCGCAAAGTTATTTCATCAATCTCTTTGGTAGTAATACCATCATAGAAATGTGGCTGACTTTTGATTTCAATCATACTTTGACTGACGTCAGCAATCCCGGAACAAATCTTAGCCACCTGGGCTTGCCACTTTTCAATGGTCAAACTCTCTTTGCTTCCATCTCGCTTAATTACTGTTATTCTGTTCATCGTTTTACTTTTAGAATGTTTCTTGTACTTACGTCTTTTTAGAAAGTATTTAGTGAA